GCAGGTGCGCTTGGTCTGCCAGAAGCGCAGACTGAGGGCGAACGCCTTGCAATGGCAACGGGAAAAGGCGCAATCAGCGCACTGACACCGGCTGGCCTCGCGCGTGTTGGTGCGAAATATGGTCCGCAGGCTATTACTAAAGGTGCCGAGTTTCTGGCTGCGAAACCTGTGACCCAAACCGCTGCTGGTGCAGCGGCTGGTGGTGCTACAGAATATGCTCTGCAATCTGGTGTTGACCCACGCCTTGCAGCGGCAATCGGTATCGGTACAGGTATGGGCGCTATTCCCGCTGTGGGAACGGTTGGCCGCGCAGTACAGAGTGCTGCTGCACCTTTCACTCGTGGTGGTCAAGAATATATTGTCGGATCAACCCTGCGTCAGTTTGCCTCTGATCCAGAACTCGCAATCCAACAGGCCCGCGCAGCACAGCAACTGGTTCCCGGCTCGTATCCCACGCTCCCGGAAGCGGCACGCGACCCCGGCTTGCTCGCCTTGCAAGCGGCGACTGCAACTCGCTCACCAGAAGGTATGCCTATTCTGGCGCGTGGCGGTGAGCAGATGGCTGCACGTCAACAGGCGATGGAACAAGCTGCTGGCATGACCCCCGGTCAAGCGGAGCAGGCTGTGTCTGCATTGCGCGCACGGCAGGATGTAGAAATTCCGGCAATGTTCCCAGAAGGGCAACAAGTGCAGGTTGTCCGCAACCAAGCGCCGGAAGTTGCGTCTCAGCAGCAGTTGATTGAGCAGGTCTTCGGCCCAACGCCGTCCGCTGCGCCAAAGATGCCGACGCTTGATCTTCGCCCGATTGAAAACAAAATCACGGACATTGCAGGTAGCCGCGAAGGTGCCCGCACTCCAGTCAAATCATTCCTTGGTTTTGCTACGCGGGAATTGGAAGGTGTTACTGACCTCGGGACATTGTTCTCGAAACGGCAAAACCTTGCTGACGTATTGTCCGGTAAATTTAGTGGAACAACACCGGAAGGCGTTGATCTATCCAACATTAAATTGGCCTACTCCGAAGGCAAAAAAGTTCTAAATGCAATCGACGATCAAATTGAAACGCTGCGTCCGGGCTATAAAGCCAAGATGAAAGAATATGGCGCGGAGCGTGAGAAGATTGGTCGCGCAGAAACGATGGAAGAAATCCGTCGCAAGGCAGAAGTTGGCGAAGTTATGCCGCAGGTGGACGTTCGTCCACTTTCTGCAAACCAGTTCCGCCGTCAGTTGGAAGCCAATGCCGACGTAATCGCTCGCCTTGACCCTTCTCAGCAGAAAATCTTGACAGACGTTATGGCAGATCTTGAACGCTCTGCCGCAGTGCGAGCGGGGAACGTCAAAGCCCCCGGTTCTGATACCTTCCGCAATATGTCAGTCGCGGCGGCACTGGGCAATGTCATTGGTGGCGGTGCGACGGAGAACACTACTCTCCGCGCTTTGACAAAGCCGCTGATGATCGCCTCGCGGATGCAAGAAGATGAAATCACCCGCGTGCTAATCGACGCAATCCTTGATCCTAAAGTTGGTGCGGCTTTGATGCAAAAGGCCACGCCAAAAAATATGGAAACTGTTGGTGAGTTCTTCCGCAATGGCGCAGTGCGAAACTTCCTCGCAACTGAACCGCGTGCGGCTGGCGAAGTGATGCAGGAAGAGCGCCGTCCGAATGAAATCACTGTGCGGCCTCGGAGACAACAGCAATGATTGCCATCCCTATCATTGAAACCTTGTTGCCAATCATCAACAAGGTTCTGGATCTCATCCCGGACCCGAACGCTAAGCAGAAGGCGCAGGCTGAGATGCAGGCTGCGCTGCTCGACATGGCTGCAAAGCAGGCGGAGCAGCAATCAAAGATCAACGAAGTCGAAGCGCAGCACTCTTCGATCTTCGTCGCAGGGTGGCGACCGATGATCGGTTGGACCTGCGCCTTTGCCTTTGCATTTATATACGTTGTAGGCCCCATCGTCGTTTGGATTGGCGCTGGGTTTGGTTATGCTATTAAGCCACCGCGTTTCGATGCAGACGCGCTGCTTTCCCTCACTCTCGGTATGCTTGGCCTTGGTGCGCTTCGCTCCTATGACAAGGCGAAGGGAACGTCGAAGTGAACACCGAAGATCTATTCAGATATTGGTATAGCCTCTGGTGCGGCTATTGGAATGGCTTCTGGGATGAGTGGGGGCGCAAATGAGCGACGCAAGCTTAGAGCGAGACATTGGGCGCATGGAAGCCGAGATTAAAGGACTAAAGCGTTCGCTTGACGAAATGCGCGACGATCTCAGAGAAATTAAAACCGCCTTCCATGAGATGAAAGGCGGCTCTAAGGTTGTGCTTGGCCTTGCGGCGATTACAGGATCTGGCCTGACCTATCTCGTCAACTGGCTGGCAGGAAAATACTGACTATCTGGACGGCTAACATTTCAGCCTCGACCTGACCAATGCCGTTCTCGCGGAGGAGCATTACGATCCTCCGCACCATCATTTCCCGGTCCATCACGCGATACTCGAAACCTTCTTCTCACGCTCGGCTTCGTACCGGGCTTTGAGCATTTCGTTTGACGTGTCCACTAATTCTTTGGACCGTACAAACACACGCTGCTGCCTGCCATTGATCGACACACGCTGATCCCGGTAGTGCCATCCAGCGAAGTTGAGCGACTTCGCTACTTGGTTCTGGTGGACGAGTGATTTGCGTACTTTGTCCGGCACATTCCCGAAGTCAGTTTGGACAATGTCCAGCACTTCCATCGCCGTCAGCACAGAACGGTGCTTTAAGAACCCTCCAGCAAGTGCATCACGCAGCCAGAGCGAATAGTAGGTCTGGCTGTCTTCAATCATACTGGCCTTGGCATCATTGAAGCGTGGGCGTGCGTCAGGATTGAAGGCGCTAATGTCGCGCTGCTTCAACCATGCAAACACGGCCCGCCAGCCTTGCTGCTCCCGGTAAAACTTATCAGCGAGTTCGACATAGTAATCCGAAGCCTGTGGCCGTGCGTATGAATGGATTACGAAGAACCGACGGTCATCTTCTGACAGGTTCAGCGCGTCCGAATGGTTCGAGAAGAACACGAAGTTGACGACGTTCGGCACATCGTAAGATTGCTCAAACTTCCGTTCAATCGTCACCGTGTCCGCAGCCGTGCCAGAGATCACGGCCTTCATCTTTTCATAGATATTGCCTTTTTCCATCCGCATGATTTCTTCGACAATAACGAGTTCCTTCTCATAAAAGTCGATGAATTGCCCGAGGAGTTCTTCCGGCTGGATCGTGCGCGAGTTCTGCTCGCCAAGCCCTTTGATAATAGGCCGCAGGAATAAGTCCTTACCGATACCTTGACCCCCGAGGATGATCGGGGCCCAACGTATTTTCCGCCCCCGGTGTTGCACGATGTGGGCAAGGTAATCGAGTAGATATTCACGGTCCTCCGCGTTCTCGAATAGGTAGCATACGTGATCCAGCCACGGACGAACATCCGCGTCAGTGACGGCTTCCGGCATCGGAAATTCAAAAGGCGTCCACTTGTTCCAATAGACAGCATTGTCGTTCCCAAAGTTCCAAGTGACCAGTTTCGGATGACCCGGCAGATACGTTAAACCCGCAACGAGTTGCAGCTCGTTCGAGTTTACTAATTGATTTGCAGCCGCTCTAGTGCCGCGTGTTCCAGCCGGAGCAATCTCTGTGCCCAATCCGGGAAACGCATTGAGTATCGGAGCCGTAATCTGTTTGCCACTATCGCGGAGAATGAACACACCTTTGTCTGCCCAGTAAACGAGACGGCGACAAACCGCGCGAAGTCGTTCTTCCGCTTCCTCTTCTTCTGTTTGGACGGCTTCGACAATCTTTTCTGCTTCGGCCACAGAGTTGTCGTCAGGAAAATCAGCCGCTGCCGCGCCGTGAAAACCGTGGCGCTTTGCCAGTGCGAAGAGTTTGTCCGGTCCCACGCGGACATGGGTGAGGGATCGCCATACGCCTTCAAAATAAGCCGCGTCTGCCCATTCGTACTCCTCCGCCCACTTACGTACTTCTTCTTCAATTTGCGGGTCGTATGACGCTTTACCAGTTGCTGCCCTAAACGATGCAAGCAACCCAATGAAATCTTCCCGTAGTGGTAACGTCTCTTCATTGTTCGGTATCGCCTTCAGTGCCGCCAAAGCAATTTGCGGATCAATGATTGGCTCCGCGTCTGCCACAGCAACGCCGCCGCTTGTGACCGACTGCTTCAGCTTTGAGTTGGTGATAATAGTCCAGCCACGGCCAGTGATCTCTGAAGCCACTGCGTCCATGAACGCACGCATCTCTGCGGCGGTGACTTTGGTCAGACCGTCTGCCGTGTATTGCGCGAGATCCGCGTTCGGTCGCCATTCGTACATGACACCGCTTGGGTGCCGTCCGGCGATCAAATACTGCTGACCTGCGCCTAACACTTCAACCGCGTGTTCGACATTGTCCGCGTCACGGAAAACAATCCGCATCTTGCGGATCGGTTCATCGCCCGTGCGACGGAAAACGCACAGCGCACGTGGTGCATTGGCCCGGACGCGCACTGGTGCAGCGCCCAGATGGAAGGCTGCGATGCCTTCGATTAGCTCGCGTGCTTCATCCGACGCAACGTCGATGTCTACCGCAGGCCAATTTTCGGCACGCAGGCCGACGTTCTCTGTGGGCCACGGCGCAGCGTTTTTAATCTGTGTATCGGTGATGCCCCCACCACTGTCCGCGCGAGAACATACCCGGCACCTTGCCACGCATCTCCGGCGCAACAGTCGTGCCCTTCGCCAACGGCGCGTCGAACGGCACGATGGGAAGCAGATCATTCTGCGGAAACCGCGCGGCAATGAACGGAGCCGTGGATTGTCCAAAAGTGACCTTGTACTTCAAAGTATTCTCTGTCATTGTTCCCCCTATCGGAAACCAAGGACGCAGCACCGCCGTGCCCTTTTTCCGTGATTCTCCCTGTAAACTTAGGCCCCGCAAGGGGCCTTTTTTTTACTGGGAGCTAACCTCGATCTTCAAATTGAGCGTTCTAATATACCGCAACGCCACGTCCAGCGATGTGGTACCTGCATGGGTTTTCCACCACCAATAAGAGCCATGTGACATATTGGCATTGGCGGATAGTTGACGTTCGGAAAGCCCCTGCTCAATTCGAGCAGCCTCAACCGCCTTCAGCAAATCGTCTGAACTTTCAATCTTCATCTCGATTTTCCCATAGTGCAGCGGCGAAAGCTAAGGCCGCATATCCAATCGTATCTGCATAGTTGTCCCGGTGGAACTTGCCCGTGCATTTGCGGGCCAGCTTTAACATGCAAAGCATCTCAGCGACATCAGACCCAGTAAGATGGATAGCATCCCCTGTTCTAACGTAGAGGTATGAGCGCCAAAACTCAGCCAGAGCGTCGAGTGTTTCGATTGCATTGCCATGCGTCCCCGCTCTGTCTTTAGTTACGAGTTGTTTCGCCTCATCCAAGATCCCGCCGAGTTCTTTAGCTAACTCATCATTATTCATTTGCCGTACCTCACGCCTTCTTTACCTTCCGCTGCAAGCGGGAAATCCTTTGCCCATTCTGGCAACTGGCACATCAGCGCCACCATCTCTTCAATCGACCCCTGCCCGATTGGCACTTCACTGATGACTTCGTCGTGGACAGAAGCAATGACGGGATAGCCGCTCGTTTCAAGGCGCAGCATCGCGTCCGCAATCAGATCACGGCACAAGCCCTGCACGATATTCTCTGTCAGTTTGCCGCCAAACGTCCGCTCACGGTTCCACTTCTTTGTCATGCTATTTACGGCGGAATACTCGACGCTCACCTTCTCGCCATAAGGACCGGCATAAGTCACCAGACGTGGATCACGGTAGAACAGTTTGCGGCCAGACGGCAGCTTGATAAGCAACCAATTCTTGTCCGCATAAAACGACACAGAGCGGTATGTTGTCTCACGCCCACGCTGCCCGATTGCAGCAATCGCCGCTTCGTCCAGCATTTTCCACAAGCGCGGGATCTTTGCGTAATTGCTCCGATAGGCATTGACCGCACGGTAGGCCAACTCTTCGTCGATCTCCGTGCCCATCGCGGCGCACGACATGCGGAACTTCTGCGCGCCCATCGAATAGCCGCAGCCGAGAATGACGGTCTTACCAAGGAAGCGTTCGAGACTGTCCTTGCCAATCTCTTCTGCCGGGACGTTGAAGATCACAGCCGCCATTTCTTCATAGACCTTGCCGCCCTTGGCGAAGAGGTCGATCAGATCTGTCTGGCCCGCGAGCCACGCCACGCCACGTGCTTCCACCGCCGCATAGTCCGCCCACATGAGCCGATGGTCGGGTGCTGCCATGATCGACCCGCGCACCATGCGCGACAGGGTGGACAGCACTTTGTCCATCGACGCAGTCAGGTTCTCCCGGGACCAATCAAAATCCTTCACGGTGTCGCGCGGGAGGTTCTGTAATTGCACCCCAGCCCCACTCCACCGGCCCGTGGAAGCGCCGTGGTACATGAGATTGCCACGCACGCGCCCGTCCTTCGATACCCGGTCGAGCATGGCTTGGAACTTCTTGACGCTGCTCTTGCCCGCCAGCAGACGGATCTCCAGCACTCGCCGGACATCGTCTGGAATGGCTCCCGACTTCAAAAGGTTTTCCACAGCTTTTTTATTGAGGCTCTCGTCTTCGCCTTCCAGCACTCCGAAACCTTTGGACAGCAGCCACTGCCGCAGCTTTCCGACGTTCGTCGCTGCCGTGACCGCGCCATCAGTGATCTCAGCCAATTCCTTGTTCAGCGCCTCCTGCGCCTCCGACGCGACCTGCACAGCGTAGGTGGCAAAGTCCACGTCTATCGCCACGCCACGGTCGTTCATCTCTTCCGTCAGCAGCCAAACCTCACGTTCCTCCGGGGTCAACTGCCGCAGGATCTTGTCGAGTTCGCGCTCGACCTCCACGTCGGTCGCGCAATACTGCGCCAGTCGCTTCATGCGGGCATCATCGTCCCACCATGTGATCTTGCCGTCTTCCGCAACAGAGCGCGGGCGGCACATGCGGAGCATCAGTGAGCGCCCCTCAGTGTCCTTCTGGACCTCTAGGCCCAACGCCATTGCTGCGCCCTCAAGAGAGCGTGGCAGTGCTTGGCGCGCTGCGCGGGCGGCGGTGTCATCCCATCGGTGTGGGGGCGGGACCGGCCACCCGTGTCGCGGGCCTAGAATGTAGGTGAGCATGGCTTTTTCGAAGCCAGCGTTGTGCGCCACGACAATGCAGTTCTCGTCTTCTAGTGCGGCGCGTAGGTCTTCTGGGAGAGGCTGCGTGTGCAACCATGTCTGCACCGGGCCTTCGTCAATCGCGTAGCAGGCCATGATGACTTCGGTCTGCGGGTCTTCTGCGTAGCGGTATGCGCCAGAGACGCGGAGATCAACGGTGCTGCGAGTTTCAAAGTCTAGATGAAGACGCAAGGATCGCTCTCCCAATTATTTCTGGGATTTGCGGGACGACCGCATTGCCGAGAACTCGCAATCTGTGTGCCCAGACGGGAACCCCATAAGCCACTCTACCCACGTTGGGTTCAGTCTCCCACCAGCCATTGCTGCTAGAGTTGGCGTATTTCTCAAATACTCGGCTGGAAAGGCACCTTCCTTCGCGTTGTGCGCCGTTGGTGTCGGCCACATTGTACGTGCTACTACCGTCTCTAAATTTGGATGAGGATGCGCCGCTAACTTCGGTGTCATTTTTGCTGACATGCTGCTGCACGCGCGAGGTGTCGGCCAAAGATGAGGATGGCGTATTTGATTCGGGAGAGACAACTGTTTCCCCCTCGCTAAGTGCGCGTCCATCGCTTCTTTTGAAGCATACGTTCCCCTCTTGCTGTCCCCTGCATTGGGGGTACGCCATAATCCAGATCCTGTCTCTTTGGTGAGGGGCACCAATGGAGGAAGCGGGTATACAATGCCATTCTGCATCATACCCGATCTCGGCAAGGGACCAGAGGACTTTGTCCAATCCGCGAGATCGAAGGGCTGAAACGTTTTCAATGATCGCGTAGCGCGGTTTGATTTCTTTGATGAGTCGGTGGAACTCAAACCAGAGGCCACTTCTTTCTCCTGCAAGACCTGCACCTCGTCCTGCTGCGCTAATGTCTTGGCAGGGGAACCCTCCGCAGATAACATCAACGGTAATTCCATCTGCCTGCAATCTTTCTTGCGTGAGCGTTTTGACATCGTCATAGATTGGTGTCTCCGGCCAATGTTTCTTTAGAACTTGATGACAGAACGGATCCATCTCGCAAAACGCTACAGTTTGGAACCCGTTCGTCTTTTCCAAACCAATGGCGAAGCCACCTATGCCGCTAAAAAGGTCTAATACTCTGAGCATGTTCTCTCCGAATTAAAATGAGGGCGGCGGCGAAAGGACTGGAAAACCGCCGCCCTCTGGGACAACTAGGGGC